TGGCAGCATCACGTTCCTTGCCAATAGGCATAGAGTCAATGGCATCTGTAAGGCTACGTGTTTGGTCTAGAGCAGGACCTAGTTCATCACCCCACATATTGCGTTGTAGAGGGTTCTCTAGATTCTGTAGCTCCATAGAAAGGTCTGCCCTGATAGGCATTCCATTCTCATCAATACGCATATTTGGCATACGTTCCATAGGATCATTATTGCCAAAGTCTTCAACAATGTGCTGTTGTGTCCCGTCTCTATTAAGGCGTTGTAATTGCTCTACAGACTGCGCACGTTGCTGGGCTTCCACAGCATTATAAGAAACATCACTAGGACGCTCGTTAGAAAACAAGTCTAACTGTGGATCGGCAGCTCGTTGTGTACGAGCCACTTCATCTAGACTGGTGTCAAAAGGAAGGTGCCCTTGTGCTTCATCAGGGATAGGAGCACGAACACTATTCTGTGAAACAGGAGGAAGGTGGCCCTGTACTTCCTGATTAGCAGGAGCAAACAGGTCTGGCTGTGCACCAGCACGAGCTTGCATTTCAGCAACTTGTTGTACAGAATTTTCTAACGGTAGTTCTAGCTGGGCAGGAATTTCCACTGGCTTCGCAGGAGCCATATCGGCTTCTACGGCTGAAATTGTACGGGGTGTAGGGGTAGCCTTACCCTTTCCTTTTAGAAGGCCCTTGGCTCCCTTAGCGGCTGCACCAATAGGTAGGAAGTTCATTGCCGCTTCTGTACCTGCAGTGGCAAGTGAGTAGCCTAGTTCTCCCATACCTAATGCATCAGCACCCTTACCAGCATACTTAATAGGGAGGGCAAACAGGTCAGAGATATTCTCTGTGTACTTCTTGCCCTGCTCCCCACGAGGGGCGTAGGTTAGAGCTTCTTGCGTAGACCTTACCTTATCAGCATCACCACCATTAACCAAACCAGTCAAACCGGCTACAGGCATAGCAAAAGCCCCTGTCAACATGGACAGGGCAGTTTCACCAGCGCCAGCAACAGGATTGTCTAAAGGATGCAAACTCTTTTCCTTTGGCTTTGTAGAATAGCCAATCTTGGAATAAAAGTCTTCCTTAGGAATGTCGGAATAGAACTTACCATGAAAAGCGTCAGCAAATTCCTGATCGCTCATATCGTTGTAGTCGGGGTATTTCTGACGCAGTTCAGATAGGTTCATATTATTTCCTTATTCCTAGAGGGTCTAGTGGTTTGGTTGTGGCAGGGGCAGCGGGAGCTGCTTGTCCAGCGGGTTTTGGTTTACGAATACCTAGTTCAGTTTCTAGGTCTTCTTGTGAGCCTGTACGCACATCTGTAGGAGCTGTCTTAAGTTTTACAGCTCTAGCGTAATAATCAGCAGCAATGCTCTTTAGATATTGAGCCTTACTCAAACTCTCAGCATCGCCTAGCATGGCAAGCTCATCTGCTTGAGCATCAAGTTTCTGAGCATATTTTTCATAGCCTATTGCAGAAGGGGTTTTTGGCTTTGCGGCAAGAGTGGCCCTAGCCCGCTCATTTGCAAGTTCAGCAGCCTTTACCCTAGCAGCAGCATTAATGCGTGCAACCTCTGCAGCAGAGTCTGCCTTAGTTGCAGCAAGTTCAGCAGCGGAGCCCTGCTTACTTTCCTGAGAAATAAACTTGTCTGCATTTTCTCTAATTGCCTTACCAGCAGCATATACTTGATCTGCTCCCCCGGGCTGATTAAGAGCATCAACAATGTTCTTAGGTAGCTGGGGAGCAAGCCACACAGGAACCTGACCTCCGTTAGCTTTGGTAGCCGCAGCAGCTTGTGTTAGTCCTTGTGCTAGGTAGTGTATATCTGGAGCCTGTAATTCACGTTGCTTTTTTTGTTGTTCAGCAACAGCAATTTCTTTCCTGCCTGGATATAGCGTGGTGGACAAGTCATCTTCTAAAGCCTGATTTCTCATCTTAGAAGCTTTAGCAGCAAGGTTGAAAGGAGAAGCAGCAGTGTCTTCAGCAAGCTTCTGCCGCTCTACATTCATGTTTAAAGCATTAGCCTGTCTAGATTGCACTGCTTGGTCATAAGCAAAGTCAGCAGGAATTGTAGACAAGTCCCCATAAATACTTCGCAAATCAGGAGGTGCTATGTATGGCATTTAACCTCCGAGATAAGGAGTTTCAGTATATGGGTCCCATGCTTGTGGCTCATATGTAGGCATAGAGCTATAATCTGGGGAGTTATAGGAGTTCATTGCATCATAATACATATTTTGCAAGCCACTACCTATAGCACCACCTATCTTCTGCCCTTCTGGACTACGATACATGGCACTAAGCTGCATTAATTGTTGTGCCCTACGTTGTAAAGCAGCATTTTGAAACTGGGCAATTTGTGGCGCGTTTTGTGAATTTAGTTGGGCAAGCTTAGCCTGTAGTTCTACTTCTCTAGTACCATATTGAGAACGGCGACCTCCGGCAGCATCCTGTCTGGTAAGTTGTTGTCTAAGCATCTGAGAATAAGGGCTATCTTGCCCATATAGAGAAGCCAAATTGCTAGCCATACCCCTATATTGGTTAGCAGATTGATTTTGTAAATATAGGCTACCTAATCCAGGTAGCAATTTCATATAATCATTCATATTTTCTCCTGCTACTGCTGAAGGATCAGAACCAACTCCTGTTACTCCAACACCTGAAGGAGTGCCTATTGAATTACCTGCCGTACTACCTGCAATACCACCAATTGGTCCAGCCACAGCATTTCCGGCAACATTTCCAAGAGTTCCCATAATAGAGCCAATTGGATTACTGTTCATGTTAGCAGCTATATTAGCCATGCCAACAAGGGACGCTGTTATTGGATGATTTTGTGTAATGATACCTAAAGCAGTCATTGCGGCTGGATTACCCTTAATAATATTAAGAATGGTCTCCAGCATACCAAACTCACCTGTTGGAACAGAAGAGTTGGTATCTGCTAGGTCCGTAGAAAACAGACCCTCAAGACCGAAATCACCATTGGCAATGCCAAGCTCGCCCATAGATGCTGGAGGACTTCCGGTAATTGTAACATTATCTAAAGAAACAATTCCGTCTACATTTCCAGAAACATCTCCAACATCGCCTGTAGACGTAGAACCAACCGGGCCTACAGGGCTGTCTGAGGGATCACCTACGGTCCCAGAATCTCCATCACCCATATATTCTCCTTATGGCTTAGTTAAACCTACATCTGTCCAGGTGACGATGCCTAGGTCACTTATTGAAGCTACCCAATAATGTAAATTGGGGCTCTGTAATACGAGCCCCGAGGTAGTTATTAGGTAGTCTGTTGTATCAACCCCACGAGTAGCCCGTGCTGCTGTAGCTTCTGCTAGCTCAGCATTAGACAAATGATTGCGTTCCCCAGCAACACCTCCCTGTACATTCTGCAAATCATTGTGATTGCGAGTTTGAATGTCAGTTAAGTTGCTACCAGCTTTATCAATCACTGCCCAAGCAACACTGTTTACAGAGTTCAGTAGGGTTCTTAGTTTCAGATACCAGTCAATTCTTGTGTATGAGTTTGCCTCAGAATCAACTGGAAACGGAGGAAGTATATCAGCCATTAATATGCAGTCCTACAAATTTCATAGGCAATGTTAGAGTGCATCAAGAAAGTCACAGAAGCACCACCAGCTCCAGGCGTGTAGTTTGCAGCCCCTGCCATCTTTAGGTTTGCCCCATTTACAAAAGTGCAGTTCCCGTTTGTGACACGAACGACAAAGAATTTGCCCTCAATCAAACCTGATGTAAACGACGTGATATTTGTCGCTCCAGCAAATGTAATAATGTGAGAACTGGCTGCGGATAATGTACAAACCCCAGCAGTAACCGCCGTGATAGCAGTCGCTCCTTTTGCAAGACTAATTGCCCCTTGGTTAAGCATTGGAATTTGCAGATTATCAAAACTCGCTGTGCCTAGGCCATACTGCCCATTTCCTGCGCTCAGCGTCGAGGTTGTCAAATCTTCAATCTGCTTGGTAGTGCCAATACCTGACCAGTTGATCTTAGGACTGAACATATTACCATTCAGGTTTATTTGTGTACTTGCACCTGAAATTTGGATGCCTACAACATTACTGTAAAGCACTCCCGTTGCTGGGTTTATGACACCAGATCGTCCCCAAAGCATAAAGTTATTTGAGACAGATCGGCCAAGTCCGCTGACACCAAACACCTTAATACCAATCACATCATCGCGTGCACCCAAAGAAATCTCATTCCGTTCGCACGTCGACCCATACCCACGGGTAGCGTTTTGTAAATCAATGCCAATTGCCGGGTTACCAAGAAGTATATTATGAACAATGGAATTCGCTTCTCCCTTGTCAATAATACCGGTGCCACCATCCAGCCCTTCCATGTAGTTTTCTAGCGCAGCACACGCTGTGCTCATCACACCAAAGGTAATGCCGTTGTAGACGGTTGAGGCTTCGCAATGTGTTATTGCCATGCTGTAAGCGACATTGTTAAAACCGGAATCCATGCCGATTATGTAGGCGTCTTTCCACCCGCGAGAACTGCACTTGGTGATGGTGAGCAGACCGGCGCCGTAGCCTTGCGGGAAGTTCAGACCGACACCAGTGCGGGATACACCTAGCGTCGGCGTCACGAAATCCTTATTGACAAAATAGCAGTCGTGCACACTTGCTGTTGCGGAATATCCAATATATAAACCATCACCCGTACCACGCTGGTAAATAGAGAAATGGTGATACTCGTCGTTGCCGTAGGTGGTGAACAATTTGACGACAGGAGTTGTGCTGGTGCCGTCGAACCGAATATGGTCAATCTCAAACGTGCCGTGAGCATTTGGCAGAGTACCAATTGCAACAGTAGTCAGGATTGGCCTATCTGACGTTGACTTGAGCACAGTCCCGGCAAGGTTGGTAGTTGCAAAAGGATTACCATATCCCTGACCATACAGTCTGAACTTCTTATATCGCTCATCAAGCGTTGGATAGTTGCCAGGAAGAACAAGGCTTGCCGCGTCGATCTTGTACCCACCAGCAGGCAGAAACAAGTCGCGCTTCTGCGACCATGCCGCATCCATTGCCGCTTGTATCTCGACTGTGCAATCAACACTGAAGTTGTACGCCTTCACCGAGGCAATCTGTGCCGTTGTTAGGTACTCGAATACATTGATGTCTCGGCCCCACAGCCACTTACCCACCCAGCCTAAGACTGTTTCAACTGTTTTAGTTGCAACCGCTGTGAACCAGTTAGGAGAGTCCTGTACAGCAACTAAACTAGCTCCCTCACCTGTAGCAGTGGAAGGGAGTCCATACGTAATATCATTTACATCTTGCAGCCAAGGAGAATCAATGACTGTCCCAGGCACCCATGTTTTATCAGCCATCAATAAGTCCCAATGTTAAGCATAAGCTCCAAACTCTTCATCCGTAGAGGATAATTATCTGAGTATAATAGCCTATAGCTTCTGTTTATAAAGCGCCCACAGCGTCTAGCTGTAGGTCTATTAGCAAAGACATTTAGTGTCTGTGAGCTTGTAGGATTGTCTGTCCAATCATTGTCACTCCATTGAAGTGTGAGATTAGAAGTTCCTGTAGCAAGGTGTCTGTCAGCAACAAGAATAGTTCTGTTACATACTTTCCAGTTACTACTTCCAAACAAATTATCCTCTGTAGTATAAGAACAGGTAAAATTACTAGCCTTATCTTGATAAACTAATGGGGACATAAAATCAATAGTGTTAGCATTCTTAATGGCTAAATACTGACCACCATTAAACTTGCCCCATACAGCCTCTACAAGAAGTTGTGCATCAGAGCTAGTGCGCCACTCATACCACATCTTTTCATCCACATCAAACAACCAAGTTATTCCTGTAGAGCAAAGCATGTAGAATGTATGCCCATCAACAGAGATAATGTGTGCCTTGGACGAGGCAACCTGGGCAATTCCAAAATCCGTATTAAGTTGACTTTGTATTGATCTATCTATAACTTCATCAGATATTCGATCTACCTTGAAGCCTTCCATCATAAAGACAGACTGTAGCTTTCCTTTTTCCTGTCCTACAAAGTAGTGTTTATCCCCAGCCTTGGCATAACCTGTGATGTAGCCTATAGACTTAAATGCAGAGTCATTACGAGACAGCGGGCTTCCACTTACGTTAGCAGCATCCCAGAATACTTCTAAGCTGTCATACCCAATTGCAACAATGTAATTCTTGTTCTGGAAGATATGCCTAATTCCATCTGCAGACATTTCGCATGTAATAAAATTACCAGAGGTCCAAGAATCAAATGTGTCATTGTCTGAGTTGTATATGTCATTTCCTTTTGCAAGGAATACATAACCATCTACAACAACGATGTGAGGATTGTGATTGGTAGGCAGGTCAGGATCAGCTACTGAGGCTCCAGCAGTATCTGGATAGGTACGTAATTGCTGACTCCATAAATTTGTTCCGTCTGAGAATAAGATGTAAACCTCTCCTGTACTCTTCTGAAACTTCTCAAATCCTACATCACCGGAGCTAGTTGCCAACGTGGCAACCAGTGCCGTGTATGAACCAGCAGGAGCCGGAATATATTTATAAACCTTGTTCCCTACTGCCCAGAAATAAATGTCTTCTTGTTCTTCATAGAAATAACCTCTAACAGTGTCTGTAGTTACAGATTTCTGCAGAGTTTGTGCTGTAGCCTGAATACCTGGGCGTTTCTTTAACATCACCTCACGAGTTTTATTTTCTTGTGAAATTCTGTCGTAGAAGAAGTTGATAATATGACTATCCCTACGGACAGAGGAACTCGCAGAACGCAGCGTGGGGGTGGCGTCGAACGTCACTTCCTCCCGTCTATACGTGCTATTTTGTGGTGTGTTTGTGTAGGCCAAAATTACCTCATTCGCATTTCAGGTTGCATATACAATGACGACTCTTCATCGCCATACCCTTGTGCTTGTGCTAGATATGCTGCTGCTTCTTTCATGAGCACTTGTCGATCCTGCAAAGGAACGCCAAACTCAGGAGCAAGCATTACTGCAAGTTCATATTTAATTGCATCAGTCCAGTAAGCAGGAAAGTCTGGTGTGTCACCAGCAGAGACAAAGCCATCAAATTCCTTCTGGTAAGTTACTAAGAGCGTCTTGTTAGCCGCTGCTCCAGTATCTGGTGTAGGCCACACTGTAACTGAGCCATTCTCCAAACCAGGAATAAAAGTAAAGTGGACAGGGGTGCCAGTAGTATTAGCAGGCAGTCTATTGTAATCATACCTACTCTTATTAATAAGTTCATACTGACTCCCACCACTTGTATCTTTAAGCACTACCTGTGGTGTCTTAAGAACGTTTGATATTGTATAATTTGCCGTTCCGGCGACTAATGTAACAGCAAGCTCAATACGTTTCCACAAAGGCATACCAAGGGTAGCAAACCTAGTTACAATACCATTCAGTGCTTCTGTACCATTAGTGAGGTCTTCACTGTCTGGAGATTCCCCCTTAGATAGTGCCCCACACTTTCTCATGGCGGCAGCTATGAGAGTATCTCTTGTTGCTTCATAAGAAGTGTTTCCAGAAGTAGACATTTATTTCCTTAAGTGAATGTTCCATCAGGAACGTCTGAAGCATCCTTTAGAGCTTTAAGTATTAGGTAAGGCACTGTGGAAGCATCTGCTCTAGCACAATCTGCTTCAGCTAAATCAGCATATCCAGAAGCTCCCCACCAGGTGCAGACATCAACAAAGACATCTTCTGGCCTGTCCCTAATTACAGGAACCGACAACCCACTTTCTCTTACACGAATGTATTTCTGTGGGTGGTCTTGCTCAAAGTCTTTATGGCAGACGATAAGGCCGTCCCAACGTTTTTGCAGCTCTGTAAATTTAAACTTAAATCCACATACGTCGCAAATACCGTTGTAGGAACCTTTCTTAAAATAGGTTCCTGGCATGTTATTTCAAGTCCGGGAAGTCTTTAATGGCATAGCTTCGTATAGCCTTGTCAAGTCTATTCTCAAAGGAGGTTGCC